GGTGGGTCAGTCGGCGTCATCGACCACGGGCCAGTTCACGTTCAGATACACTAATCAGGACGGCACGGCAGGACGGACAAGCCAAAACCATTTCACCTTCGCGGTGGCTGGTGGCGGTCAGGTGGTGGCCTCAAGCGTTCAGAGCGCCACAAGCTATCACCCGTACCTGTCGCTCCAAGCTGGTGACAGCGGCGTGCGGTCTATTCAGTCGGTGACCTTCACGGCGGGCGGCGGCGGGCTGATGGCGCTGGTCATCGTGCAGCCTATCCTTGAGTGCTTCGTGACGCAGGAAAGCCGCAGGACAACGACTGGCAACCTTGAGAGCTACGGCGCGTGCGACGAGTTCGCCTCGGTCATCAATCACAGGCCGCGCCAGATCAAGGACGGCGCAGTGCTTAACCTTTTCGCAGCCGGTCACGCCGGTTCGCTCGCCTCATCGATCCTGGCGGGTATTCTCGAAACAACGTGGAACTGACGCATGGGCTGGTCTTCACAGGACGACCTAATCAACCAGATCACGACCAACGGCAAAACAGGCAACGTCTATTCCAACAAAACCCTTTCATCTGCCGGAACGGCTGGTCACTGGACGCTGCTTGCTGGCCATGCGGGCTTTCCTGCGGCTGCGACGTTTGCGGGAGCGGACCTCACCTACGTAGCGACCAATGACACATGGGGCGAGGGAACGCTTTATCATGGTGGCAACGTCTCGACAGCGACGAAGCACTTCCTGACGGCTGGCGCGACAGTGGTCGCGGCTGCGGGTGCGCCGTGGTATCTGATGGCGATTGACCTCGTTGGCTATGTGCCCTTGTCGGGAACCAACGTTTCGACCACGGGCACAAAGACCGTGACCATGACGGCGATTTCCAACACGGGCAGCACGGGTGATCGCTACGCCAATGGCGCCGGTCTTCAAATGTTCGTGGCGGCTGACACGGCGCTAGGCGCCAACGCGCCGACCTGCATTGTCAACTATCTGGACACGGGCGGCGGCGCTGGTGCGACTACCACATTCACAAGCACGGCCTCGCTCGGCGTGGGTCAACTGCTCAACTCTGGGACTGCGGCCAACAAGTACAACCCGTTCCTTCCGCTTGCGGCGGGCGACACGGGTGTGTCCGACATCGTCTCGCTGGTCTGGGCGGGTACGGCGCACGCTTCCGGCACGGTCATCATCGGCCTGTGCCGGCCGCTGTGGACGATCCCTGTCCCTGCGACCGGCCTTTACACAAAGCTGGACTTCGTGAACGCCTTCCCGTCGCTGCCGCAAATCAAGGACGGGGCGAACATCCAGTTTCTCATGTTCCAGACCGGCGCCACGACATCGGGCGGCACGATTATGGCCGACTTCGATTGGGGATATGGCGGCTAATGGATAAATCTCTGCTCGACATCATCAACGATTTCGCAAGCTGGCGGGGCAACCTGTTCACCCTGGCCGCGCTTCTTATTGCGCAGAATACGGAACTGGTTAAACAGCGCCTGATCGATGCGGGCTTTCAGGAAGCAGCGGATGCGCTCTAATGGCTTTGCTCCAGAACGGCTTCCGCGACGCATCGGCGGGCGTTCGTATCTTCGGGGCGACACAGAGCAACAACGCTTATCCGCCTGCGCTGCAGAGCAACAACGACAAGGCGGGACCGCGTCGTAACATCTTCACGGCTCAAGGCTATTCGGCCAAGTCGGGCATTCCGAGCGGCCACTTGCACCCGTCAAGCTGGATGCTGCCGCAGAAGCCTGGCGGTCTGTCCAGCCACTCCGAAAGCATCGGCGTAGCAAGCTGGTCTGGCGGGATCGCTGCGGGCCGGAACATCGTCGGCACGTTTGATGGCGCTGCGACGTTCACCGGTACGGGCCAGCTCGTTGTTTCGGGTGTCGGCTCGTTTGCTGGTATCGGGGCCTTCGCAGGCAACGTCACGGCGGCGCTGGGTGCGGTTGGATCGTTCGCGGGTGTTGCTGCCTTCACTGGCACTGTGCTCGCCAAGGGCAATATCGTGGGCGCGTTTACGGGTGTCGCAAGCTTCGAGGCGATCCGGTACGCGTCAGGCTCGCTGGCTGGGTCATTTGCGCCGGCCATCACACTGGAGGCGCAAGGTTTCTCGTCCTACCTGCTCGATCAGGAAGACGTTGAGACGGGCCTGACACTGAGGCAGGCGCTGCGTCTGGTGACGGCGGCGACGGCGGGCAAGATTTCAGGCGGCGGGACGGCGACCATCACCATACGGAACGCGGTGGCTGATGGTGCAAACCGCATCGTCGCGACGGTGGACACGGACGGCAATCGAACCGCCATAACCTACGACCTCGACTAATGGCTAATTTTTTCTCAGCCGACTACTGGAAAGCGCTCTACTTCAAAGCGGCGGGCGGGCAGGAAACTGCAACCGACCCAAACGCGATGTCGGGAAGCTTTGCGGGCTCGTCAGAGTTCACCGCGACGCTGTCAGGTCAGGGTACTGAAGAAGTCCAGTCGCGCTCACAAGGCGGCTTTGAAGACCCCTATTATTACAAGAAGCGCAAGAAGAAGAAGCAGCCAGAGCCTGTCTCGAAGGATTTCGGGGACAAGTGGCAACCGCCAACGCCACGGCCGGCAATCCCGCCGCTGGCAGCGCAGCAGATCATCGCGCGCCCGGATGCAGCATTCGCGAGAACGCAGGCCGCGATTGTCGCAGCGCTTGAGCAATACGACCGGCAACGCGCCGAGGCATTGGCCCGCGCGGCGCAGGAACAGGAAGACGAGGACGAAGCGATCATGCTGCTGCTCGCGGCGTAACGCTTCCGACATTCAAGAGATGAACGACCCGCCCTGATCAGGCGGGTTTTTTCGTACCCGCCGCCGGGGTCAACGGGCGTCAAACAGGACGCCGCTGTTTCGGGCGATTGCGTGACGACGACGAAAGGTCGAACGATGAGCGATGAGAAGCTGAACTTTCTGGACGAAGCTGACGAACCGGCCGCCGCTGCGCCTGAGCCATCCGCTCCGGTCATCGAAGCCGAGAAGCCAGCCGCACCGGAGCCCGAGCCGCAAGGCGATGGCAGGGCGCGCGATCCGGAAACAGGGCGTTTCGTCCCCATCTCCGCGCTTCTAGACGAGCGCGACAAACGACAAGCCGAGACCCGCAAGCGGGAAGAACTCGAGCAACAGCTACAACGCTACCAGCAACCGCAACAGCCTGAGCAGATACCGACTGACCCTTCGGGGATCATCCAGTATGCGCTCGCTGAACAGCAGCGGATCGCCTTCAACGAACGCCTCAACACATCCGAGCTGATGGCCCGACAGGCCCACGGCGAGGACATCGTAAGCGAGGCGCAACAGGCGTTTCTTGCCGCTGTCGGTCAGAACCCGATGCTGCAACAGCAACTGCAAGGCCAGATCCATCCATACGACTTTGTCGTCAAATGGCACCGCCAGCACAAGCTGATGTCAGAGATCGGGCAAGACCCGGAAGCATGGCGCAAGAGCGAAGCCGAGAAGATCCGCGCGCAGGTACTGGCTGAACTTCAGGGTCAAGGCGTCTCGCCGGCCCCATCGTCACAGCAACCCCCGCCGAGTGTGGTCGGAAGACCAGCGGCAGCAAGGGCAGGCTCCGTCCCCGTTGGGCCGGGCAATGCCTTTGACAACCTATTCAGAGGATAACCAATGTCAGAAGTCATGCTGGCTTCTGCTTCTGAAAAACAGAAGTGGATCAGCCAATACTACGCTGAGTATGTCCGCGCATCCGGCTTCAAGCCGTACATGGGCCGCTCGTCGTCATCCATCATCATCGCCAAGTATGAGCTGCAGGAAGAAGCGGGAAAGACCATCAACATCCCGCTGATCACGAAACTGGTCGGCCAGGGCGTGAGCGGGGCAACCATGCTCGACGGCGCCGAGGAAGAACTCGGCAACTACAACTGCGCAATCTCCGTCGATTGGCGCAGGAACGGCGTGCGCGTGCCGAAATCGACCAGCTACAAGACCGAGATTGACCTGTACGGCGCCGCGAAAGACATGCTGCGCCAGTGGGAAGCGGAGAAGCTGCGCGATGACGTCATCACGGCTATGCTGTCGGCTGTCACGACTGGCGACACGACTGTCACGCTTGCAAGCTCGTCGGCTGCGAACCGCAACGCTTACGCGGCTGCGAACGCTGACCGCCTGCTTTTCGGCAAGCTCAAGTCGAACTACTCCGCGACTTGGGCAACCGCCACGGCGACGCTCGACACGACCGACGACAAATGCACGGTTGCGTCGATGTCGCTGGCGAAGCGCATCGCCAAGTCGGCTGACCCCCATATCCGCCCGTACAAGACAGCGGACGGCCGGGAATACTACGTGGCGTTCCACGGTGCGCGGACATTCCGCGACCTGAAGGCCGACACCACGATGACGCAGGCGAACCGTGAGGCTCGCTCGCGTGAAGGCTCTGGCATGGACGACAACCCGATCTTCCAGGACGGCGACCTCCTGTATGACGGGATCATCCATCGCGAAGTGCCTGAAATCGATGACGTGTCATCGACCGGCACCTACAACCTGACCAACGCCGGCGCTTCTGGAACAACGGACGTCCGTCCGGTGTTCCTGTGCGGCGCGCAGGCTGTCGGCATCGCATGGGGTCAAGAGCCGACCCCGCGCAGCGACATGGACAAGGACTACAAGTTCCGCCCTGGCGTTGCCATCGAGGAACTGCTTGGCGTCAAGAAACTCGCATACAACGGCAAGCAACACGGCATGGTGTCGTGCTTCTTCGCAGCCGCCGCCGACTCGTAAGGAGCACTGAACAATGGTTGCTGAAACACTCACCGCTACGCGCGGTGCAACGGGCTTCCCGATTGCGGGTCCTTCCCTGGCTGGCGTTCTCCAGTGCGCTTACGGCTCCTACACAATCGGGGCTGCGGTCGAAGATGGCGACATCTTCGAAATGTGCTGGGTTCCGGCCGGGGCGGTTGTCGTCGGAGGCATGTTCTACGGCGCCGACCTTGATACCGGCACGGAGACGCTGGACATGGACCTCGGCTGGGCCGCTAACGGCGGTTCGGGAACATATGACGCTGCCGACCCTGACGGGCTTGGCAATCTCGGCGTGCTGACGGGTGACGCGTTTGCCCTTGGCAACGTGTCGCCGGTTGCGGGCCTCATGTACCCGCTGAGCGGCATTCTCGCCACTGGCGTGCTGCCGTTCTTCACGAAGAAGACAAAGCTGCAAGTCGAAGCCAACGTAGCCGGCAACGCAGGCCACACGGGCACCATCTCGCTCGTCGTGTACTACGTGGTCGATCCGACGCTGGCCGTTTAATGTCGGTGTTCATCTGGAAAGGTGACGATGAGGGGGGCGACGAGTTCGCCTCCCTCTACGGCGTCACGTTTTCGGCTGGCGCTCCTGTTGATGTCGGGCACCTGTTGCCCTGGCAGGTCAACAAACTGCGGAACCATCCGTATTTCACGGAAGTTCCGCAGGATGCGCCAGAGCCGAAAGGCTCACGGGAACAGGACGAACGCGCCATCATCAAGCAGCAACTGGACGACCTCGGCGCAAACTACGACAAGCGCTGGGGCATCGAACGGCTGCGCGCGGCGCTGGAAGGCGCGACACGCGAGCCGCTGGAAGTGATCGAGGGCGAGGTGGTCAATGGCTGACGCGACCCTTGCCGAGCTGCGCAACCGCGTGCTGCAAAAGCTCAAGGTGCTGCAAGCAGGCGAGACGGCGGAAGCCGAGGACAGCTCACTGATCGAGGGGCTGATTGCCAGCGTCAACGAGAAGCTGCGCGACCTCGGCATTGCCTACTGGTCCGACAGCGCATGTCCGCAATCGATGCTCGAGGATTTGGCTATGTATGTCGCCTGCCACGCGGCAGACGACTACATGGACGGCGGGCAGGCCGCATCGTTCCGGCAGACTTACGAGCCGACAGCCGAACGCAACTTGCGGCGTCTGGTTCAGAGCGGCGAGCGGTTCAACAAGCCGACCCGGGCCGAGTATTTCTGATGCGCGTGCCAATGGCGACTTCCGCAGCCTCCGCTGTTGTCACGGGGCTTGCCGAGAAGAAGTGCCACAACGTCTACCGCGAGCCGCATCCGAACGACCCCACGCGCGAGAACGTGCTGATCGAAGCGCCTGGCACTCTCCAGCGTGCCGACTTCGCCGGCGCGTGCCGAGGGATGTGGCAGGCAGACGGTCACGCCTCGGGCAACGTGCTGATCGCGCAGGGGACAACGCTATCGACGTTTGTGCCTAGCTCCAACACGACAAGCAGCCTTACGGGGACCATCAGCGGGACGGATCGCGGGGATTTCGCATTCACGGAAACCGAGGGCTTTGGCCTGTTCAATGGCGGGCTGTACGTCTCGACCGGGACGGCCATCGCTGCGGTGACGGATGCGCAGTATGCAACGCTTCTGAGCGATGCAGGGGCAACCGCGTTCACGTCGGTTGACACGCTCGGGCAGCGCGGGCTGTTCACCTATAAGAACCGCTTTGGCTTTACGGCGGTTCTCGACCTCGATGACGTCACGGCGCTGAATTACTACACGGCAGAGAGTTCGCCTGACGATATCGTCGCCGGCCGCGTGCTGGGCGAGTTCTACTACCTGCTGGGTTCGCAGACGATTGAAGTTTGGTCGCAGACCGGCGACAGCGCCGACCCGTTTGCCATGCAGGGAGGCATGACGCAGCAGGTTGGCTGCGCGTGCCGTGACGGCATCGTCAAGGCCGATAACAGCTTGTTCTTCGTGGACGAGGCGTTCAATGTCCGCAGGCTGGGGCAGGGCGGCTCGCCCATCGTGTCCGAGCCGTGGGTATCTGCGGCGCTGCGCAGTGCAGGCGCTGCAAACATCATCGGCAAGACGTACCAGGACCGGGGGCATATCTTCGTCAGCTACCGGACGCCTACGGCTTGCATGATCTTCGACGTGCTGACGCAGGAATGGCACACGCGCGGGACGAACCTGCAAAACTCGTGGCGCTACACGGACATCATCACGGCAGCGGGCCGCGTGTTTGTCTGCGACGGCACGGGACAATTTGACGAACTGAGCCGGGACTACACGTCCGAGAGCATGGCGACCGCCTCCACGATGGGAACCGAGATCGTTCGCGAGTTCACGGCGCATCTGTCGGGCGCACCGGACAGCCTGCCCATCACGACGCTGCGGCTGGAAAGCTCCAAGGGCGTTGGCGTGGCGACGGGACAGGGTGTTGACCCTATCGTGCGGATGCGCGCGTCAGTGGACGGCGGCAATACGTGGACAAACTGGCGCGACCGCAAGCTCGGCGCGCAGGGTGTCTACGATCAACGGACGGTCTGGCATCGCTGCGGGCGCACGAAGCTCGCGGGCATGGTGTTCCAGTTCAGCAAATCCGACCCCGCGCCGGCGGCCTATCTGGGCGTCCTCGTCAATGAGGATCTGTGATGGCGCGGGCTCCTAAACCGCCATCGCTGGCCGTGCCGCTTGTGGACAAGGACGGGCGATTAACGCCTGAGTGGTACAAGTACCTGACGGGCGGCGTGTCCTTCACGACAAACGTAAACAGCGGCGTGGCGGCGGCGGCACTTGCTGCGGAACAGGCGCGGGCCGATGCGGCGGCAGCACAGGCTACGGCGGATGCGGCGGCGCAGGCTGCAACGGATGTTGCCGACGCAGCACTCTCGTTCACGCTTTCAGCCAACAGGTCGGGGGTTTTTGGTTCACGGCTCGGTACAGGATCGGTGACGACAAATTCCGTGACCGTGACGGCATCGGGCGGCACTGGCCCTTACACTTACGCATGGGCTTATGTGTCAGGCGATGCGGTGTTTACAGCGGGCTCGCCAACTGCGGTCACGACGACATTCAGCGGCACTATTACGGCGCTTGGCCAGGATTTTACGGCGGTCTGGCGTTGCACGGCGACTGATTCACTGGCCGCCACGGCGTCAACGACTGTCGGCGTCTCTATAGCGGAGATTTCGTAAAATGTGGGATCAAATCGCCAAGTTCGCCATAGATAACGCCCCCGCGCTGATCAATGCGGGCGCGTCTCTGGCTGGCGGCTACATGCAAGGCCAAGGCGGGCAAGCGTCAGCCAAAGCGCAGCAGGACGCGGCGAACCAGACGACCGCGCTTCAGCGCCAGATCTACATGGACCAGCGCGGGCTTGCCTCGCCCGGGTACATGACCGGCGGCGCTGCCTCCAACAAGCTCGCTGCGCTGTTCGGCATCGCCCCGCAGGACTATCAGGCGGCGTATGGTGGCGGCGGGATGAACATGCAGGGCGGCTCGCAGATGCTGCCGAACCTCGGCGCAGGCCAGCCTGTTCAGGGCTATTCAGGCGGCGGTGGCTCCAACGCGGCTGCGGGCGCTGTCGGAAGCATCGCTGGCACATTCCTAGGCGGTCCTCTCGGCAGCGCTGTCGGCGGCGCGCTGGGCGGCATGATCCGCGACGGTGGGGACAACTGGAAAACGGTACAGACGCAGGCTCCGGGCGGCTTTGATTATGATGCCTACATGCAAAGCCCTGGCTTGCAGGAAGAGTGGGCCAAGCCGCAGATCAAGGCGCTGTTCGGCAACAACCGTGACGCCTATGCGGACTGGCACGCAAAAGGTGGCGGTGGCGCGTGGGCGGCAACTCCTCTCAAGGCTCTTGGCGGCGATACCAAAGGCACGATGCCCACAGGCGGCGCGCAGCAGATGCAGGGCGGCGCGTCCAACCCGCTCGCGGAGTTCTACGCCTCGCCCTATGCCAAATTGGCGACGACCATCAATGACCAGCAGTTCGACCAGATCAAGGGCAACCTCGGCGCGGCCGGCAAGTCGATCAGCGGGGCCGCAGAGGGGCGTTATGCGAAGACCTTAGCGGGCAACACCTATGGCGCGTTTGGCGACTACACGAACCGTCTCGCTGACTTGGCAGGCATGAACCAGACCAGTTCGCAGCTCGCGTCCAACGCTGCGGGCAACTACGGCGTCAACGCGGGCAATGCGATGATGAAAGCCGGTGATGCTCGAGCCAATGCGCTTTCATCCGCATACAAGGGCTATGGGACCGGCATCAGCGATGCTGTCGGCGGTATCGTGGACTACGGCAACAAAAATAAGTGGTGGTCTACATGATGATGCAGAACCCGCTTGCACCGAAGCCAATGGGCGGGCCTGCGCCGGCCCCGATGAACCCGACCGGATCAATGGGCCTGCAACAGTCCATGCCTGCCCCGCCGAACAATGCACTAATGCAAGCAATCGGCGGCGGGCTGAACGCCTTCCGCAAGAGCTTTGACCCGGAAGGCTACAAGGCCAGCCAGGCCGAGGCGAAAACCGCAGAAGGCGACAAGCTGAAACAGACGCTCGCGCTCATGCAGCAGCAACGCGCGATCCCCGAAGCGCAGCGCGGCCAGTGGTGGCAGCAGAACGCGCCGACCATCAGCAAGATCATCGGGCAGGACGTCTCGCAGATGCCGCTGGACGTGTCAAAGTTCTCGGATCAAGAGCTAGACGGCCAGATCGCGGCGCTGTCGGCGCAGGCGGGGATTTCGCCGGAAGTGGCGAAGCCCGTGCAGTATCAGAGCGTCAACCTTGGCGATGGTGGCGTAGGTTCGTTCAACCCGACCACGGGCCAGATGGAGCTTGTGCGCGAGCCATCACCGCAGACCAGCCAAGGTCCCGAAATCCAGAAGCTCGGCAATCAGATTGTTGAGCGTCAGGCCGATGGCGGCTGGAAAGTTGTGTTCGAGGGCAGCAGCGAAGCTGAGACGGCGCGAGCGTTCCAAGGCTTCATCGACGCCAACACTGGCGAGCAGATGGTTGTCATGTCGGATGGCCGTGCGCAGGGAACGGGCCGCACGGCTTACATCCCGCCGCAGCTTTCCAACGTCGGCGGCGTTCCCGTCGCGGTGGACAAGCGCACGCTGGCGACCTCGGAGCTTGCGCCCATCGCAGACGTTGCGGGCAACCGTGCGGCTGTGGCGAGTGCTGAAGTTCAGGGCAAGGCACAGGGCCAAGCGGCGTTCGATCTGCCGACCGTGGAACAGCGCGCAAGCCTCGCCATCAACTCTATTGCAGACCTCAAGAGCCGCAACATCGGCCAGCGCTTCGGGATGCAGGGCAAGCTGTACGCGATCCCCGGCACCGATGGCGCGGACGTGCAGGGGCTTATCAATCAGATTGTCAGCCAAGCCTTCCTCAACGCGTTCGACCAGCTCAAGGGCGGCGGCGCCATCACCGAGACGGAAGGCAGGGCCGCAACCGCAGCCGTCACGCGCCTGCAAAATCAGGACATCACGGTTGGCGAAGCGCTCAAGGCGATGGACGAATTGCAGCGCTACTATCAGAAGGGCATCCAGATCGCCCGTCAGAAGTCGGTCAAAGCCCCCGTTCTGCCGGGACGGCCGGCAGGCGCTACGGGCTCAACACGGACGCGAGAGGGCGTGCCGTTTCTGCTAGCCAAGCCGCAGCCAGCGGGCGTGCCTGACGGTGTGGACGCCGCCGATTGGGAGTTCATGACGCCTGAACAGAAAGCGCTGTTCCAGTAATGCCGCTCACAATCGAACAACAGAGAGCGCTTGCGATTGCGCAGGCGAAGCGGAAACGCGCCGAGGCGGAAGCCGGGCCGTCCCTCCGCTCCGAGACTGACGCTATCATTGAGGAAGCCGCAGCGAACATTCCTGGCGGCTACGAAGCGTTCATTGCCAAGCCGCCAAATGCCGAGCGCATGAGGGCAATGGGCTATGTTCCTGACCCGTTGGCCCCCGCCAGCACTGGCGGCTTTTCCAAGCCGAGGGCGCAACCGCAGCAAGTCACAGGACCGCTTACGGGCGACACGTCCCAGCCGAATGTTTTCACCGATGTGATGCGCGGCCTCGAGGCTCCGATTGCGGGCCTGACGGGCGGCCGTCTGGAAGGCTGGGCGAAAACCACAACGCGCGACCCCGTGCGCGGCGCTGTCGAGGCTGTCGAGTTCATCAGCCCCGTGGACGAGGCGGGCCGCGCCTATTTGGGCCTGCGTGACGCTGGCGCGGGCCTCATCGAAGGCGACATGGGCAAAGCCGCCCAAGGCGCGCAGCAGGCGTCGATAGATGGCAGCTTTGCCGCGCTTCAGATGCTTCCCGGCTCGATGACGCTTCGCGGCATGGCTGGCCCCCGCAATGCGCTTGCGCCGACCACGCTTGCCGGCGCAGAACGCGCAGCCGTGCAGGCCACCAGAGCCCCGCCTGGGGGCAAGCCTGTCGCGCAAGCCGCAGCCCCACAGCCGCAGCCCGCGCCCTTCAGCGCCCCCGCAGAGCCCAAGGCGAGCAGCTTCTTGCAGAACAATGCCGACAGGATCGTTGGCGGCAGTGTCGGTGCGTTTGCGGGCAGCGCTGGAGACGCGCTTGCGGCGCCGGGAGACGGCAACGAAGGCGGTGGTCCCGACATCATCAATCCGGGTACTGGTGCGATTGCCGGAATGATCGCCCCGCGCCTTGCCGCGCGTGGCTTTCGTGCTGCCGTGAAGCCATTCCGCCCAAAAGGGTTTGATGAGCGCGTGGTGTCCAACGTTCTCAAGAACGCGCTGGCGCCGCTGGGCAAGACCGCTGATGAAGTCAAAGCAAGCCTTAACGCGCAGTATGGCGATAAGCCTGTGTCTCTGGCCGACGCCACGCAGCAAGCGCAGAACCTCGGCGTTGGCCTCTCGCGCCTTCCGGGCAACGCCCCTGAACTGGCGATGCAGCAGGCAGACGACGTGTTCCGCACGCGGACGGGACGTCTGTTCTCTGATGTTCAGGAAACTACGAACATCAACCCTGCGAGCGTTGCAGCCGATCTTGACGCTGCCATCAAGCAGGCATCCGAGGAAATCAGCCCGGCTTATGAGAAACTGTTTGCAGACAACGCAGGCGTTAACTCTGAGCGTCTTATGCAGCTCGCGGATGACAGGATCGTCGGGAAGTATGTTCGCGCCGCTATCAATGAGGCGGAAAGCCTTGCCACAACCGCAGGGCAAACCCCCAGCAACGCCCGCACTTGGGATCTGGTCAAGCGTGCGCTGGACCGGCCAATCGACAAGGCTTTCTCCAGCGGCAGCAGGCCAAGCGAAGCTCTTTTGAGAGCGCGCGAGGCGGTTGTCAAAGAACTTGACGAACTGATGCCTGAGTACGCGGCAGTCCGCGAAGGAGCCGACGCGCCACGGATGAAGGGCGCGCGCACCAAAGGCGCAGAAGTTGCAGCCGGTAACATGCTTGTTGAGCGTGTCCGCGCGCTTGCTTCAGGGCTGAAAGGCAAGCCGCTGACCGCCTTGCAGATGGGCGCCATAGAAAAGCTGGCGCTGGACATCGAGAAGGGGCGCGGGATTGACGGCATCGCAAGCGAGCGGATGCGCGAAATCCTCGGCGCTGTGTTTGACAAGGACGTTGCTGATAACCTGGTTGCCCGCATCCGTGCGGATCAGGTCATCATCAAGAACGCGCAGCGCCGCAATCCCAACGTCGGCTCTGCGACATCGCAGGCAGGAATGGGCGGCGCTGGCGGCATCCAGAACGCTGCCGAAATGGCGCAGACCGCGTTGGCGTTCAAGACAAACCCGCTCGCCACGATCCTTGCAGCGATGTCCCGTAGCGGCTCCTTCAACAAGCCCCAACGCGACCTCATGGCCGACATTCTCTACGGCGGCGCGACTGACGAAAACCTCGCCCGCATCTACGGCAACCGCCCCCCACGCAATGCGCTCAATGTTGGAACGCCAACGACGCCGCAGGGACCGCCGACCAATGCACTGGCCCCGCGCAACAACGACTAGCGACGGCGCTTATAGTCTTCCCCTACAAGCAGGACGATGCCCACGAGGCAGAAGGCGAACGGCCACACGCCAAGGCCCCAGTATAGCCCGAAAAGCAACAAGCCCAGCCCGATAAGTCCCATACGCCCCCGCCTCCAAATCAGGCGCGCAAGCTAACACGTTTCTCCCACCCCCACCACAAACGACCCGGCCCCGCTTCGCGCGGGGCTTTTCGCATTGGAGCCGACGACATGGCCGCAGTTGCCTTTGTTGCAAACATGGTCGCATCAGGTGGCGGGCCTGCGTCCGGCTGCAAGTTCAACAGCTACCTCCGCAACACCACGACCCGCAGCCCGCTTTACTCCGATGTCGGCCTCGCGACCCCGACAACCAACCCCTATGTCGGTGACGCTGACGGCCGGCTGTCCTTCTATTTCAACGACGCCATCGAATACGAATGGGTAGTCACAACCTCTGACGGCGCGACAACGCTGTGGGAAGCCGAAGTGGTCGGCGGGGTTCTGACGGTCACTTACTCAAACGGCATCCTGATCGACACAAGCTGGGCGGCGCCGCTTGCGACGGACCTTGGCTCCAACTGGCCCACAGTTCTCGGGGCTGACGTTGATATTCTGACCCCGGAAATGTTTGGCACGTCTGCGGATTGGGGCGCGGCTTTTACGGCCATGTTCGCGGCGATGCCGACAAATAACGGGAGATGCCGGCTTAGGGCTGGCGTCAGTTACACGATCAGCACGGCTGTCACCTGCACGGGGAAAAACTTCTTTGAACTCGACATGGCTGGCGCGACCATCGTGCAGGGCTACACGGGCGGCGCGCTATTCACGTTTGGCGACGGTACGGTGCTCATGCAAAACGTGACCATTCGCGGTCATGGTGGGCTTATCAACGGCGGCACGACGGCCAACCAGCCCGTGTTCTACACGCGTGGCGTTCGCGACTTCAAGACGCTGGACATTCGCGCGCTCAATGTCTGGCAGTGGCACAAGTGGGGCAACCCAGCGGACACGTACCATAGTTACATCTGGACCAATACTTGCGAAGTCGCGATGCGGACGAACGCATCAGGCGGCCACTCTGACGCGGTTCAGGGCGATGGCTCGCTAGGCATTTATTACGGCATTTGCGACAAGTTCACGGGCGATGCGGTCAACGTGGCGGCGGAGGTCGTGGTGCTTCGTCTGACATCTGGGCAGCAATCCAGCTTCGCTGCGGCTAACCGGCGGTTTGACTCGCTCAACCGCGTCAATTCGCAGTGGGATACATTTGACTGGGGCATCAAGGCGGTTGATGCGCGTCTGGTCAACTATGACAAGGACGAAACCAGTCGCGATGACCAGATGGTCGGCGGCGGCATCTACAGCGAGGTGCAGGCTGCTGCGGTCAACGGCGGCGGTGAGAAATGGAGCCTTCGCGGGACATGCTCATCAGTCACCGCAGCGACCAATAGCATTGTGGCGCAGATCGTTGCCGGCAATAATGCATCTTTCGGCTACACTGCCATCGATATCTCAGGATTTTGTAGCGGCGCGCGGGCGTCACCTGTCAACATCTCACAGACAGGGTCCGGCGTGGTGTCCAGCCTCCGCGTCGATGGCCTAACGATTTACGACTTCCAGCCGAGCGATGCGGTCCAGTACGGCGTGAAGCTTGATGGCACGATCACGGGCGTTGTGGACAACGTTACCCTGCGTGGCAAGGCGGGGGCGACCTACCAGGCGGCGTACACGGTCTACAACAACACCGGCGCCGCAGTGCAGATGCAGATCGGAGCCAACATTGGCGGGGTCGGTCACGTCAACACAGCGGTCCTGTATCATCCAAACCCCGGCACGACGGTTGGCAGGTTCAGCGGCGTTCGCACGGACGGCACGCCCTATGGCGCGTGGTCGTCGGCCACCGATCGCTTGTTTGGTCGCGACACGGCAGCGGCTGGCCCTGCGGAAGAGATCACGGTTAGCGGCGGCATCGAGTTTACTGGCTCTGGCGGCATTCAGAGATCGGCGCTGACGGGAGAGGTCGCGGCGTCGGCTGGGTCCAATACCACAACCGTTGGAACGGTTTCAGCTCTCAAGCTGACGGGCGCTGGCGGGGCGGCAGGTGGCGTTCCCCTGCGCGGCTTCCTTCCAAGTGGAACGTTCTTGGATGATACCGCGCAGGCGATTACAGCCTTCAGTGCCGGTGAGTGTGGCTTCCTGTTCGTCGCAACCACGGCGGAATATGCAATCATCTTGTTTGAGTGCGCAGGCACGCCATCGCTGACCAGCATTTCTGCAAGCGCCAACGTGGTGCTGACCACGGGCATCCTTTCAGGCACGACCGGAACCGACGCGCGGCTCAACATCTCAATCGATACCTCAACGCGAATTGTTTACATCGAGAACCGCCTTGGCGGATCGATTACGTTGCGCTGTATCCTGTTCGGAGGCTATTGATGTCTACGGACAAAGCGGGCGCGCTTGGCTGCATTCTTGGCGCGATCATAGCAGCCATATTTGTTGGCATGATCTGGCTCGGCGTGAACCTCATCTCGAACATGTAGTTCGATCTTCACAAGCAGGTGTTACATGGAAGAAGCGCCGGAAATGGTGGCGGCTGACGTATGCGTTTTGCGTATGCGCCTTGCCAGCGTCGTGGATAATCAAGCATCGCAAGCGATCTTTGAACACTTCCCGATTTACAAGCAGTTGAACCTGATCAGCAAGGGCGGACATGCCAAGCGGCAGATGGATGCTTATGTCGATGAGGTCATCGAGCACGCGCGCAGGCTGAAGCGCGTGCTGGACGAAACCGCGCTGCAAGATGCCAGCATGATCGACATCTATCGCGGATGGCCGAAGTTCAATCCATCCGCGCAGCTTCCCGCCCCTGAACCAGAAGCCCCGCTCTTGCCTGCCCCTGATGCGCCAGAAAATCACTTTGCAGACTTGATGTTGGCGGATGAGACAGCCGACGACGCCAAGACGCGTCTGTCACAACGTCTCAAGGAGCTGCGTCACTACCTCATCGCCCCGGAAATCAAGGTCAACGAGGACGGCTCTGTCGGCCTCACGGGCGAGGAGCAAGCGGAACTGCAAGACCTCGAGCGAAGGCAGACGCTGGGGCGCTGGCTGGAAGCCTGACGCCCTAAACTGAAAGGCTGGGAACAATGGATGACGATTTCAATGAGCGCTTCAAGGCGCTCAAGCGTGAATTGCGTGAGGTTGCGGAGGATTTTGAACAACTGCGGAAACGCAAGGCTAACGGAGAAGACGTGGAGCAAGTAGCTGCGAAGGTCACAGCCCTCGAATCCGAAATGAGGGTGAAGCTGGCCTCTCTCCAATCCGATAGCCAGGAAGTCCGGCACAGCCTCCAGAAGCTGATTGAGACAATCGAGCATTTGCGCACCGACTTGTCAGTCCACAAGCGTGAAGTCGCGCAGGTGCAGGACAGCCAGAAAATCAACGGCTGGTCACGAATTCCCGCTTTTGGCTGGGCGCTTATGGCCGTGGGTTGCTTCGCGGTGATGCAGCTTGGCCTGGAACGCTGGGCCGAGTTTCAAGGGGTGGGGCGTTGAGAGCCCCCACGAAAGCAGAGTGGGCGTCTGCTGGCCGGTGGGTCAGGGATCACGCTCCCGCGTTCACCGTGTCCTTCGTGACGTTCTCGGCGCTCTGGGCCGCTGTCGTGGTGGCGTGCCTGACGCTCTACGTCTGGGACAGCCAGTTCTACTCCAGCCTCGCGCCGCCCGGCATGGAAGCCAGCTTCATGGCTGCGGGGATCGTGTTCAGGACGTTCGTCATCTTCGGCGGTCTGGCAATCGTCTGGATGAAGACCAACAAGCTGAACCCCGCTGCCGGCCGCACGCTGCGCTTCATCTGGGTTATGGGGCTTGTGGCTTGCGGTGTCGCGGCGCTCGGCTTCGTCACCGAGGGCAATGACTACCATTACCGCAAAGGCGCCGCGATCACGCAGACGGAAAGCGCATCGACGGAAAGCGCCGACACGATCATCGCGCGTGCCGAAAAGGAAAAGGTGGCGATCCGCGCCGACCGTGACCAGTTGGTAGCAGCCGCGCGTCAGTCGATGAACCTTGTCCTTGATGACGGCAACAGCAAGAATGATGACGTCTCGAGCTACGAGAAAAACATCGCGCAGTACCAGACCGAGGCGCAAGCCAAGCTGGACGAGCAGGACGCGAAGATTGCGGCCGCAGAGACAGACCGCCTCGGCGCACGTCAGCAGGCGACGGAAGCCGCCATTGGCGATCCGGCCTTGCCCGCCGTGTTCCAGGCTCCCGCGCGCTATTTCCCCGGCTTCGATGGCGTGACCTTCCGGGACATGTTCGCGCTGTTCTGGGTAATCCTGCTCGAGGCGTGCGGCTCTGTCGGCGCGCAAGCCTTGCTTGCGGTCCAGATGGGTATGAGCAAGCGCAAGGAAGCGCAGGAAAACGGCGCAAAGGGCGGGCGCACCACATCGCGCCGCCGCCTGATCGAAGACATGCGCAAGGCGCGAACCGAAACCAAAGCCGATCTCTCGGAGGACAAGAACGATGGCGATAGAAATTCTCCGCCGAAGGCCGCCGAGTGAGCTGTATCCGTCGAAGGCCGCGCTAGACCTTATCCGGCACTTCGAGGGGCTAAGCCTCACGGGATACCTCGACCCTATCGGCATCCCGACCATCGGATACGGCAGGACCGGGCCGGTCGCGGTTGTCGGCAAGCGCATCACGCTCGCTGAAGCCGACGCACTGCTTGACGAAGACGTGGCACGACACGCGCAGATTGTGCGGGACCAGATCACAGTGCCGCTCACGCAAGGCGAGTTCGATGCCCTCGCAAGTTTGGTCTTCAATCTAGGCTATATACCCAAAAGCCTGAAAGCTTGCCTTAATGGCGGCGTGACAGACGCGGGCAAGGTGATGACGCCAGGCAGCTACGGCTCGGCGCTGTTGCAGTTCCCGCGCAACTGCCGCGCAGGTGGCAAGCCGCTCAAGGGCCTCTACCGGCGAAGGCTGGCTGAGGCGTGCCTGTTCTGCGACCTCCCGTGGGAGAACGCCTGTTCGATCAGCGTGGTCCAGCTATCTGTCGATGACGCTGGCAAGATCGACACGAACGAAAGCACGTCTCTGGAAGACACCCTCATGCGTGCGCGGCTCGACACGTCGAAGCCGCCCGACACGTCTCACATTCTCAAGAAACAGTGGTCCGAACTGATCGCGAAACAAGCTGAACCCCCGACCTCTGTGATTGAGGCGGAGGGCGATGCGGAGCCAGCGGAGAAGCAAGCCCCCCAGCCCAGCCCCCCTCCGCTGGTATCTGCGCCCGTTCCTGCGCCGCCGAGTGGTCCCGTGGTCGCAGGGCCGGCGGTGGTGGTCCCGGCTCCCCAGCCGCCACCGCCGCCGGTTAAGCCTGCGCCGCCGCCAGGTTTGCCAGATCCGCCCGTTCCCATCGGCCAACAGACCGGCGCTGTAGACGCTGCGAGAAAGTCGGAGGAGTGGTCATCATCTGCCAAGTCGATGATCTACTCCCGCCGATTTTGGGGCCTTCTCCTGGTTGTGGCGGGCCGTGTGTGGATGCTCAAAACTGGCAGCAACGCGGTTCTTGGGGCTGTTTCTGATCCGCTCGTGATGGAGATGTTCTCAGGCTTCATGGTCATGGTGATCGGGGAAGCCGTCCAGCACTGGGGCGAACGCAAAGCGACACGGCCTCTCAAATGATGGCGCTGTGGATGGGCCTGCCACAATGGGCGCGCACTGCGCTCATGTGGTGCGGCGCGCTGTTCATGATGGCGCTAACCGGCAAGTTCCTGCTGTCGCAGCACGACAAGCGCATCCGCAGGGAAGTGAACGACGCGCGCGACATCGAAGCCGCGCAGGTAGAGTCAGAAGTCCTCACCCAGATCACGGAAAACACCAATGAAGTCGTTCGCGAGGCTGACGCTGTGCGCAGCCATACCGCTGTTGTCGAGCTGCCAGACGGAACCAAAAGCCTCCCCGAATATCATTTCCGCGACTAGCGGGGCGGTGTGGAAGGAAGTGCTCTGCACCACGGGGACGCCGATCCTGATCTCGCGCGGCGACGTGCTGACGCTCCCGACCGCCGAGGCAATCGGGGACCACAACAACGCAATCTTCTGCGCTTGTCCGGAGAAGCGGCCTCCGGCGTTTGATGCCGCCATTTGCAAAACATAGGAGACTTGACGTGAACATTCTCGGGCTGGAAATCACAAGCAAGGGGGGCGCCGTGAACTGGATGAATGTTCGCCGGTTCTTCTACGTCGCGCTCGCAACCTGGCTGGTCGGCGTTCGCCTGATCGGCCTGAACCCGTTCGATGACAAATCCATCGGGCTAGACACCATCCTCGACGGCCTCGCGCTGTACGCCGTCTGGCTGATCGTCTGGCACATGCTCTGGTCGCTGCGTCCGAAGTTCAGCTAACCTTGCAGGTACGTGTAACCAACCCGGCGATGCTCGGCGCTGTCGCGCTGTGTGTCGCCGGGGCCATCGGCGCGTGGGCGTTCGTGGCCGGCCATGCGCATGACTGCGCGGCGCGCTGGGCTGAAAGCGGCCTGCGTGTGACCTACCGGGATGGGCAGTGCCTCGTGGAAGCGGGCGGGCGGTTCTACCCTGAACGAGTTATTCGGGTGCATGTGCGCCAATGAGATACGTGCCGTTTCTCAAGACGCTGTTGCTGGTCATCTCGAGCGCAAGCGCGCTGGTATGGTTCGCTGTGGTGCTGGAGAGGTTGTAGGCTCACCGCTCCCCGCTCCCCGCTAGTGCTGCGGCGCGCTCAAACGCTGCTACGGAGATGTTGACGGGTGACAGCGTGCCGTCTCCGTCACCGACAATCAGGTAGCCTTGTTCGGCTATGTCGGCATCGTCTTTCCAGTATTGCCATTCGTCGCCAAACGGCACCAGCGCCTCCCGTAGCCTCGCATTCTCCCGCTCCAGCTCGGAGAGGCGGGCGGCTGCGGCGCGGAAGATTTTGGCGTCACTGTATTTTGAACCAAAACCCTCATCTGCCGCGCCCGCCATAAAGTTAAGCTGAAACACAATCTCACTCGTCGTGCTCATGCGCGGGGGTCCTGTGCTGCGGGAGGGGCGGGGAGAGGCGTCAGCCGCGCAACGACCGTGTCGATAAGATCGACCGCCTCGTATTCGCCCTGTTCGGTGAGGTAGGACGCCAGCTTGTTGAGCCCGGCGATCAGCTCTGGCGATACGGGCGGGGCGCTTTCGAGATACGCGGTGACGGCGGCGCGGGAGATCCATCGCAAGTGCGCGCGTTCGCTATCAATCAAGTCGTCCCAAGGGTCGTCGCAATCGATTTCACAAACAGCCCTTGCAGCCGCCTCCAGCGCGCGGGGGTCTAGGTGGGTCATGGGGTGTCACCCAGTTTCATGATCCGAACACGCGCGCGAGCCGGATAACCGCGCATGTCCAAATCGCCTATTTCAATTTCGATAAGACCATCCGCAAGAAGCTTGCGCGCGATAACATGAGCGAGCTTTTCCGCGACCCGATATTCCGCGTCCCTGCTACCTGTGGCGTGTGGCGAAATATACTCGTGCGCCTCCAACGTTGTCAGGCTCTGCAAGATTTCAATTGCAGGCCGCACGTTCGGAGGCCGTGTGAATGACGCCTGATCAAACGCATCTAGGGCAACAGTCGCATCAAGTGGCGGATTTCCTGCGCGCTCTAACTCCCATATGGCTTGCGAAACGCGATCCTGAAACCGCATTTGAAATACGCGAAACTTTTTCTTCGCCATCACTCCCCACCTCCTTCCGCCAGCGCCTGAAGTGCGGCGCGGGATGTCTCGAATGCAACGGCAACGCTCACGTCCACTGTCTTTCTGGCGTCGATGTAGTCGCTCAAGTGGTCGTGGATTTTCTGGACCGCCTCCGCGCACTCCAGCAGCGCGGGGAGCGAGTTCATCGCGGCGACGATGGCGGCGGCGTCATGTGGGGAGTAGTCGCACCAAGGCGCGAAACTGAGCAAAGGCGACACGGGCGACGGATACAGTTTGCTAACCACAACGCGGTTGCCTGTGTGGACGTGTTCGCCGTCTGTGTCCCTCCACGGACCCGGCGAACGCGCTTCGTTCAACTCTCGCAGGCGCGCGATCACGTCACTTGCACTCACCGCTTCCCCCTCATCGGCCAGAATAGAAACAACGCCACCGCCACCATTGGCAGGGCCAACAAAAACGCCTCGGTCATCGCTGCGCCTCCCGCTCGAACAGCTCTTGTTTCAGCCGGGTCTCTTCCGCCTTGCGCAGCGCCTCGATTTCACGGATCGCGCGTTCCAGCAGTTCGCCCGTGACGCGGACGTAGGGCGTCGCCTGGCTGCACTGTGCGGCCTTGGCGCGGAGGTCTGTCAGTATGTCGGTCATGCTGCCCTCACGGTTGACCGGGGTCGGGAAGGGTCTTTGCCATGCGCAAGGCCCATTCGCGATCAGCGTCAGTAATCTTCGCCAACTGATTTTCGTTGCAGGCCGAAACCAGCATTTCGAGTATGTGAATAGGCACTAGTTCGTGCGTCTCTTGCAGAGCGGCGAGGCAAGTTGGGCAGAGCTTCGCGCTAGCGCTCTCGCTTCGTGTGCAGGAAATTCGACCAAGGATGTCGCGTTTTGTGCCGCTCATGCCGCGGCCCTCGCTGGCCGCGCCGTGCGGGCTATTGAAATGAGCAGGTCGCGGAATGCTTCAGGCGTGGCGTTGCGAATGCGGGTTTTATTCTTGCCGCCAACCATCGCGACGACGCCGATGCGCCGGGCCTTTTCATAGCCATAGCGTTCGATCATCCACTGCGGGATGCGCTGTTCCCCGCAGCCCCAGCGCAATTCCGGCAGATCGACGCCGTGCGCATAAAGCCAAGTGGGCTTTCGCGACGCGTGGCCGTAGAAACCTTGCTCGACGTAGCACGTCCACCCGCCATGAAAGTCGGCGGCGATCCAACCGCCCGAGCGTGGCGGCGGGTTCAAGTTGAAAACCGGCCATGCGCGGCTGTCTGCCGGGTGTTCAAGGACGCCGCCAAACTCGCGCACATCATCGAGCGCGGCCGCAAAGCACCCGCCATCGTCACCGAGGTTATACTGGTGCGGCTTTCGCGTGCTGCCATGCCAGAAGCGGCCCCAGCGCTGGCATGGCGGATGCGCCACGACAGGGTGCGGGCCGGCATAAAGGCGGGCATCTCTAGCCTCGTCCCACGGGTCAACGCCTGGCAGGCCGAAATATGCGCCGTCCGTCTCGACGTAGAGCGCTGCTATCGTGACACTCACCGCTCCCGCTCCGTCCGCACAACGATCATGTCGAGCAGGTCGGCCAAGTCGCGCAGTTCGTGCTCGAATGCGCAGCGCGACAGCACAAGCCGGCGCATCAGCCGCTCGCAGTCTGCGCGGATGGTGTCGTCTGGCAGGGCGATGGGCGCGTGGGGGCGGAGGGGGATTACGTTGCTCATGGCTTCGCCGCTCCACGCTTGATGGTGACGACAAGCGTGTCTTCATCGTTCAAAAATTCCCATCGCGCTTGTTTTTTGCCGTCGAGAAGATGACGAAGGACCGCGTCAACCGCTTGCGCTGTGACGTCCTGCTTGCGGGTCCAGTTCATCAGGCCGGGCTTGCCCTTCACGGCGCGCGAGTAGCCCGCAAAAATGCGGTTGCTGAGCGGGGAAATGGCAACGCGAAGGTTTGGCAGGTCATCCATTAGATCACCCTCCGCAGCTTTGCGCATGTGCTGCGCACCACGTTGACCGTCTGGCGCTTGCGCCTATGCGCTGGGCTGCGTCTCGTGCGTGCTGTGTGGGAAAT